GCAGAGTTAGTTGATGGTACGGTTGTATATACTGATGGAGAATTAGAAGTAGGCGCTGCCTTACTAATAAGAACACCAGAAGGTGAAGAATCGCCTTATGCTCCGGAAGGAATACATGAAACTACAGAAGGATTGTTAATTGGAGTTGGTCCTAATGGTGAAATAATGGACATCACAGAAGCAGGTGAAGATACCGTTACAGAAGAAGTTGTTGAAGAAGCAATGGACGAAGTAGTAGTAGAAGCACCAGTATCTGAAGAAGCTATACCAGCAACTGCAGAGTTGTTAACAGGTATTGCTGAGATGATCGCACCTTTCACTGAAGAGATCGCTGCATTAACAGAAGAAGTAACGGCACTTAAAGCACGTTTTCAAACAATTGCAGATGAACCTGCAGCAACGCCAATCAGAAATACCTTCTCTGAAAACAAAATTAAGAAGGATGAAGCTTTGGCAAACAGAATGGACGCTTTAAGAGCTATCCGCAATAAATAATTAACAAAAATATAAAAACTAAAAATTATGGCATTTGGATTTGACATAGCAGCATTGCCTGCTTACACAGACCAACTATCTTTGGATTTAATTTCGAAGGTCGTTTTAAAAACAGATCTACTAGACTACGTAGATCTACGCAGCGGTTTCACAAGTGGAACAGTAGCAATTAACTTAGTAGACGCTGACTTACCAGTGGCTGCTTTATCTTGTGGATTTACACCTGATGGTCAGGTAACTTACACACAAGTAGACGTAACTATTGACTCGCTTCAATCGAAAACAACTATGTGCGTTGAGGATTTAAGATCAGTATACCAATCAGCATTCATGAATGCAGGTACTGGTAACGATTTCATTCCTTTCGAAAATGTAATTTCAGAATCTTATTCTGATAAATTAAGAAAATACAATGAAGGTTACTTAATCAACGGTGCTGGAGCTGCAGGAACTGGAACAGGTCTTAAAGCACAGATTACTTCTGCTAATGGAGCAAACTTACAAGCTGGTGTTCCAGCTGCGTGGACTGCTGCAAACGCATACGAACAAGCGCTAGATTTATATGATGCAATCGACGAGTCTGTAAAAGACAGAGACGATTTAATCATGGTAGTTTCTCCGGACGCGTACAGGGCGCTCGTAAGAGCTTTAGTTGCTCAAAATTTATTTCATTTTAACTCAGTAGAATCTAACGATATCTTGATCTTACCTGGTACAAACGTAACAGTTATCAAATCGAGTGGATTAGTTGGTTCTGATAATAAATTTGCCGGTCCTGGTAAAATGATTATCGCTGCTACTGGTTTAACTGATGAGCTAGATTCATTCAGATTCTTTTATTCAGAATCAGAAGACGTAATGAAGTTTAGAGCTGCATGGAGACTTGGAGTTGGAATTGGTCAAGTGAACGTGTTCGCTACCAATGATATGGCTTAAGCCAAACAAACTATAGAGGGAATCATATAGGTTCCCTCTTATTTAACTAAATAAAAAAATCAATATAATATGAGTTGTTCAGCAATCACAGCAGGCTTTCTAGATCTATGTAACGATTCCACAGGTGGAATTGAAAAGATATTTATAGGAAATGGACCTGTTCAATCAATCACAGAGACAGCAGGTAATATTACCGCTATCACTTTGGCTGGTGGAGCTATGACACCATCTGATTTTTTTGTATTCGAAACTCCAAGACAAGTAAGTTCTGTAACAGAAACAACAACAGTTTCCCAAGAGAATGGTACATTATACTTTGATCAACAATTGACTGCAGTCTTTAATAAGATGGACGCAGCAAAAAGAGATCAATTATTACTTCTTGCACAAGCTACTACAATGGTAGTTGTTGCTAAAGATGGTAATGGTAATTACTGGTCAGTTGGTGTAGAAAAAGGCGCATTCTTAGTAAGTGCTTCCGCTACCAGCGGAACTGCATACGCGGATCGTAACGGATACGAAATCGTAATCGGTGGATTAGAAGCATCACCAATGTTTACAGTAAACTCTTCTATA